TTAGATTTTCTTCAAATATATCCTGCAATTGTAGCACATCCAATAGTTTTTCATATGCATTGTTGTGAATAACTTCAATGTTTCCCATAGTAATACCCAAATCAGATAATGCTGGATGTGGAAGTGTGTCACCCAACTTTGTCCAAAACTTCTTTACAGAAATTTCAATTTGACCAATAGCACTCAATGTGTTCTTGATAATGAGCTGTTCTTGTAGAGTCATCTCAGTCTTGTATTGTTGCAAGTCAGATGTAAATGTGAACTCGTTTGGAGTCCAATGTCCTGCCCACATTGCGTCTATATATTCTTGTGCCCAAGGATAGCGATTTGGTTTGCGTGCAATTTGTTCGTCGAAAATAGTCATAAAGGTTAGTTTTTGTTTGGGTGTTGTGTGGTGAATAAATACATTTTATAAAAAATAAATTTGTAAAAAAATTTTAGAATATTTTCTTACAAATTGGTGTTTTCGCCATTTTGCTTTTGGCGACCACTGTTCCATTTATTTTTCAACATGTTCTTTACACTATTATCATCACCTTCCATAGTGGATTGGATTGCCATAGATTCTTTGGATTTGGCGTCATACAAATCAATTTGACCAGTGCTGGTGTTCATATTGGCATACAAGGTAATACCATCTGGTCCAAATCTATTTTTGATAACATGACAACGAGCAGTGTTGTTGGCTTTGTCTGTTGTATTACGAGCAACACTCAACACAAAGTCGGCAGTCATGATCTTACGATATGAATCAGCAATGTTATGGGCTTGCACAACATCTTCTTGACCACCGCCGCGATTGGTTTGTGAAGCAGTCCATACTGGAATCTGTAGTTCACCAGCAGCCTGACGCAGTTCTTCATATATACCACCAGCCTCGCTATAACTGTTGCTGTTGGTTTCTTTTTCAAGAGGACGCAAAATATCGGCATAATCAACCACCATTTCATCAATATGAATTCCCTCCAATGCTTGAATGCGTTCAATATGAAACTTCAATGATTGAGCACTAACAGTCTTGAGTGGAAAATACTTTACAAAAAGTTTTCCTTTGATGTCTTTGATTTTTTCTTCAACGTCGGATTGACGATGTTTAATTTCTTGAAACTCAATTCCTGTAAAACAACAATCATAACGAAGACCAACATAGTTTTCATTTAATTCCAGTGTGAAGTGAGCAATATTCTTTCCCGATTTCATTGCTCTGGCACCCAATGAACATAGTAACCACGAGTTGTGAGATAAAATTCCATTGCTGTAATAGCAATGTACGTCCTCAACTGATATGTCATATAATATTTCATCATTTCCATAATGCTTTTTCTTTATGGAAGTTGTGCCAGATTCTGTCTCAACTACATCTGACTCAATAATATCGTTTACTTTTTTCCAATCGCCATTAACTTTTAATTGATGATGACCCGACGTTTTTAATGTTGTATTATTCTTAAAATATGTGGTGACTGTTTTTTGTTTCTCCGTTCTAAATGCAGTCACAATGTCTTTGTATCCATACGGCGTATGTACGGATAGTGGAAAAGGCACAGTCAATGCTGCCAATTCTTTATCTTCAACGCCAATTTTATGAAATAGGTCTTTCATAGAAATTTCTTCTGTTGCTAGTCGTTTACGAATTACCATATAAAAATTGTTTTATTTTGTTGATTGATTGATTTTTTTGCTCGTTCCAATCCGATTCCCACACTTCTAGCACATCATACCCCATCGTTCGAAGTGTGTCCACTCTTTTCGCATCATTATCCCAAATCTCTTGGACCGAGCGAGGTGTTTCCATATAACCGGCCAATATTTCGTTTGATTTATAAATATTTGGATTTGCGTGCCAAAAATCCCCATAAAATTCAATTATTTTTTTATTAACTATGATATCGACAATATATGCACCGATTGGTTCATTTGCCGTTGCTGTGGGTTCTATATTTTCTTTAATATAATTATAAAATTTTATTTCCGCTTTACTTCTACCGGAAAATTTTCCAAAGTGAGAAGCCCATTGCCCTGCTCCAATTTCATCAATTTTTTTACGCATGGACGATGATATCTTCTCACATGACTCGGCTGTTCGAGTATGTCCCAAAAATTTTGAAGATTTTGCAGACAATTTGGCTTGTCTTTTAGAAATTTCCGTCTTTGCCATATCTTCGGTATAACCTTTAGAAATCCAATACTCCACCAACATCCAAGATCGCTTCCCCCAATTTCCTTTGGCAACTGATTTTTTTGAATTTGAAGTTTGTATTTCTTTTATTTTTTTCTTGGCTTCTATATCTGAAAATCCTCGTGTCGTCCAATATAATTTAGTGTAAATTGATCCGCCCATTTTTTGTACATCCGACATACGTTTGATATGGGCGGGATCTTTACATTTTTTTATATTTATGTCTGACAATTTTTTTTTCTGTTGATCAGACATTACTGACAATGGGACGTTTCCAAATTTTATTTTGTAATCGGTTCCATTAGTAGCATGTTTATGACGTATATGAGAAACTAATGACGATGCGGAGAATCCGCAAATTTTGCATGTTAATATGTTCATACCAAATAAATATCAACAATTAACACAAAAACTTCATTTTTTATGTTGTTTTTCCGAATCCAGCACCTGTAACTTTAGTTGCTCCAGTTCAAACAAAATATTGTCAACTTGCCAACCAAATAGCATTCTGCCATCAAACTCAAATTTATCAAATGGTTTAAACCATAGTATATATTCTTTGCCAGAATTTCCTTTTATTGGAATACCCGTTTCATAATATTGAATATCAATTTTTGTGTTTGGTCCGACGCACTTTCCAATGCCCGCCGGAGCCACAATGATACCAAGTTCGCCTGGCCCAAGACCACCATCCATGAGGCTGTCGATGACTTCCCAACCAGTAGAAATTGTCTTGCGGCACATTTCACTCATGCGTCCGGCAACTTCCTTGTGATAGTTGTGACCAAGATTGCGTTCCATACCAGCCTTCATTGCCTTATCAACCAACCCCTTGATTTTATCATATTCACCAGTTTTTAGATGATCAACCGATTCAATAATGGCACTCTTCAACTTTTGATTCTTACAGAATTCAAGAAATTGTTCACGCACAAACTGCAAATCTTTTTCACTGATTTTTGTGTAAACTTGTGTTAGTTGCTGTACCACAGAAGATTTGAATGCATCATTTTCAATAGTGTCAATACGAACCTTGAATACTTGCGGTGTTGGCAAGTCTTTGTATTGAATATGATATTGAATAATTTCTTTGAGAATCCATTGGTGTGCTTCGTTTTCAAACGCATCCACATCAATAATGTCGCATATTCTTTCAAGAAATACTTTGTCAGTTAAAATACTTGCTACAATTTTTACTTGGAATTCCAAGCCGAATTTGTGTAGATTGTCTATGATTACTGGTGCCATAATAGTTATTTGTTAATACGATATTTCGTATTTGTTATTTAGTCAATTGTTAAGTGAAATGTAAAATTAAGAAGTGGCCAACACCGATAAAGGATAGAACACTTCTTGCAACCACACATGAAAATTTGGTATGCTTGTATGCATACCATATGTGGTTAGTTTCTGAATGAAACGAAACTTATTGAAATCATATATGCGTTGCACCGATTCGTCAATCTTCATTTGCAAAGATGGTGCAAAATTCGGTTCTTTCAGTTGCATGAGCATATAGTTACGTTGTACAATTTCTGAATTTTCAACAACTGTAGCATATACTTTGGACTCATTGATACAATCTTTGGCTCGAAGTAGAATATTTTCTACCGAAGTTTCGGTTGATTCAACAAGCATAGGAAATCTTTTGATGGCAGTTTTTAATCCAATGCCGCTTACACCATCAATATTATCAGAAGAATCTCCTTCTAGTATACGATAATAAATAAAGTTGCTGGGATGAATACCATATTCATTGATTACATCCTGTACTCCATAAATCTTTTTCTTGATTGGACTCCAGATTTGAACACGATCATTTACCAGTTGTAGAAAATCTTTATCAGCACTCATGATAGTGATTCTACTATCTTTATACATCTGTGTGGCAATATATCCAATTGTGTCATCTGCTTCAATATAATCAATTGACACAATACTCACTGGCAGTTCTTGTAGAAATGATACAAGTTTGCCCATTTGTTCTACAACTGATTTTTGTTCAGTATTTCCATCGCTCATATCTTCATATGCACGATTGAGTCGTTTCATGACCTTTCTACCATCTTTATATTGTGGATATAACTTTCTACGACGTTCGCTGCCACCTTTGCCGTCAAATACAACAATGACTCTGGTTGGACGCAACAGTTTGATAGCATAACCCAAACTACTCAAAAACCCAGACACGCCACCAACATGCTCACCATTATCACTCAAAGTTGGGACCGCCACCCACGCCCTGATAAACTGGTTTAATCCATCGACGACAAGAATATCACTATTTTTTTCTTTCTTTGTGTTTACAGGCAATGAAGCATGTTCAGATTTTATCTGGGAGAATATTGATGCGAATTTCTTTTTTGTTGGATCTTGCATTTACTTTGTTTGTTCCAGTATGGCGTTGAAGAATCTTTGCATATTGTGTAGATATGATAATCCGCCAACTTCTTTTATACCACTGTCATCTACTTTACAGAATGTTGATCCCATCAGTTCATTTCCTTTGAATCGTATTTCACAAAGCATAACAGTGCGAAGTGCTACATTGTCATGTTTTGTAAAACGAACAAGTTGCTCATCATATCTAAGACTGCATTTATTTGTAGTCAAATATACATTATCTCCATATCCAGTTTTATGAATTTCAATCTTATTTTCTTTGCACCATTTCTGAAATTCTTCTGGTTCAGATGGTGTAAAATTTGATGTAATATATTTATTTTTTGTTGCCATAATATTATTCGGATGCTGGTCCCCAGTTGCCTTCCATCAACTCCTGCTTTGCTTGTTCAATGCATTGCTGCAAAGAATATGTGGGACCACCTTTATCTTGTTCTCTCCAAAGCCAACGCCCATAATCTTTAATGTCAGCCGAATATGTTTTAAACACTTCTTCTTCAGTCATCTTTTCAAAACTCTCATAACTCAATTCTTCGAGAGGAATTTTTTTATTGTTTTCTTTTTTTGTTGCCATAATATTTTATTTGAGAACCGTGCAGAGGTATTTCACTCCACACGATTAATTTCTTTAATCTTCCATTCCTTCTGCTTCCGAATCATACGAAATGTCATCTGCCATTTCACTATTCGGTGCCTTGTATTTCATTACGAATTGCTCGCAAATCTTAGAATACAAGTATTCTTTACATTCAGGGCGATCAACAAGCAACTTTGGCAAGTCTCTCTTTTCAAACACAACGGTTTCTGGTTCTTTACCAGCAACCTCCATGATGAATTGAAGATTCTTTGCTTTCTTGTCTTCTTCTTTTTCTTCTTCCAACTGCTTCTTGGTTTTTTTCTCACCCGCAACTTTCACTTTCTTGGCGTTGGTAACAACATCCCATTCAATCAGTTTTTCCAACCAATTTCCATAGTTGTCAATGCCACGGTCAAAGTAGATATCAAACTCAACAGAACGCATTGGTGGTCCCATGCGATTTTTGATAACCGTGCATTTGGTTTTGATACCAATTGCTTGCTTGTCGTTGTTTTTGATTTGACCGATACTCTTTAGACGCAAACGCAACGAGGCGTGGAAAGCAAGAGCCTTGCCGCCACTGGTCGTGTATGGATCGCCCAATCCAACAAAGCCAACCTTTTGGCGAAGTTGATTGGTAAAAGCCAAACAAATACGCTGTTTGGCAATCAGCCCTGTGATCTTTCTCATTGCTTTACTGATTGCGATGGCTTTACCAGTGGCATAACCATCAGCACCGTGATCGCTTGCCATTTCCTTTTTTGTGGAAGCAGCAGCAACCGAGTCAACCAGAATTGTAACAAGACGATTCTTGCTGCTCTTGCGAACATAGCCGATGATTTCTTCGATTTTATCAAAAATATCTTCGACGGTATCAACATTGATATACAACATTTTTGGTACATCAACTCCAATTGCAGTCAAGAATTCAGTTGAAACGGATGTTTCTGTGTCAATGAAGACTGCCATACCCCCCTTGCGTTGTGTTTCTGCAAGCAAATGAGCACCCATCAAACTTTTTCCAGATGCTTCAAGACCAGTTAGTTCAGTAATTCGACCAACGGGCAAACCCGCGTTTGGACGATTGGCAATAGCCAAGTCAACCAAACTATTTCCGCTAGAAACCCAATCGACTATTTGAGAAGGATCATCTTCTGCGTCAAGAAAGAAAGCAACTTTACCGTCACTGTTCTTGTTGATGGACTCGGCCAATGCTTCTGCAAGTTCATCTCGACCGGAGGTAATTTCTACTTCTACGGATTTTTTCTTTTTTTCTTTTTCCATAATAATTATTATTTTTGAAAGTTAAAAAGGGTGTACCATTGTGTACAGCAGTACACCCTTTTATAATTTAGTTTATTGATTGATCAACGCTTATTAGGCGTTGTTGAACAAATCATTAAACTCGTCAGCAATTGCCTTTGTGGTGGCAGGAGCCTTGACAGCGGACTTGGCGGTTGCACTCACAACCGGCTTTGCAGCAGATTCTTCCGATGTAGTGTCGGTTGTTTCTGGAGCAGCATCACCGTCTGGATTTGCTTCTGAGGCATTGAGCCAAGTATCCATAACAGATGCCAGTTCATCATAAGTCAATTCAGGAAACAAGTCTGTGACGTTCTTCTGATTCTTGACCTTTTCCTTGACTGCACCATCATTCACATCAAACGCAACAGTTGCGTTTGGTTTGACGCGAATTGTGGTTTCTGGAAATGACTTTCCGGTTTCTTCTGCGGTTTTGAATTCCACAGTAATATCGCGACCAGATTTTAGGTCAGTAATATCACCATAGTCAGGATCAGCAATAATAGCAAGAATTTCTTGATATACTTGCTTGCCCATACCCCAGAATTTCACACCTTCAGATTCTTGTCCACGCACAAGAATAGGAACATATGTACGAAGTTTTGGTTCCAAAGCCCGTCCCTGTTTCCATTCTTCTTTGCTGCCAGTCTTCTTGAGCTTGCTGGCAAACTCAACGATTGGATCTGGACGACCAAACGAAGATGGAGACAAATATGTCTTGCCATTCATGTTGTAATGAAAAAGCAGTTCAATGAACGGATTTTCAGGATTGTGTGAATAAGGAACAATGCGGATCGTTTGTTTACCTTGCGGTTTCCACAATGAAGTGGATTTTGTTGTGTTGCTCTTGAGAGAATCAAGACGCGATTTAATTTTTGATAGGTCCAATGCCATAATTTTTTATTTGTTAATGTTTAATCTTGTTTGACCAATTTGAAATGCATCAACTAGGTCAAGGTTGATACAATGCATCAACAAACGACAATGGTCAATCTATA